GTGAGGGCGAGAACCGCACGGTGGTGGAGATGCAGGTCGATGAGATCGGCCCCTCACTGCGCTACGCCAAGGCCCAGGTCACCCGCCAGCCCCGCGGCGGCGGCCAACCCGCGCAGCCTGCCGCGTTCGGTTCGGGGAACGTCCCCGCGTCCGTGCAGGACCCGTGGGGCACCGGGGGCGCCCCCTCCGGCGAGCCCCCCTTCTAAACGAGAGAGGAGGACAGATGGGAACCATCAGAGGTTGGTACATTTCCGCGTGGATCTGGATTCGATCACACGTCTGACACCTATCGGCTGGCCCCATTGCTGGGCCGGGGCCAGTCACCACCCCCAACCCAAACACCCCTAGGAGACACCATGAAAACCTTCATGCAGCGCGTAGGCCAAGCCGTCGGCCTCACCCTCGCCCTCACCGCATGCTTCGCTGTCATCAGCGTCATCATCTGGATCATCACCGCCACCTGGCGCGCAATCATCGGAGGCTAGTCATGGCCGTATACGCCCCAGACCAGCACCGAATCCGGTGCGGCGACCACTACCTCCAACCAGAAGTAATAGTTGAATTACATACGGTCGGAAACAGTGAGCGGCCGCACCACGTCACCCAAGTCCACTGGGGGCAGGTAGCCATCATCCGCTGCAAGAAATGCGGCCACGAAGACGACATAGAAAACGTCACAATCCGAACCCAATAACCCCAGGAGAATTGAAATGTCCGACCATGTACTCAGGCGCGACGAAGCGGCCGAAATCCTAACCGCGATCAACAAAAGCTACGCGAGCGCGGAAGACCAGTACAAACTCACAATCGCGAGCCTCTGCGCGCTCACCCAGGCCGTCCTCGAAGTCGGCGAGCAGCTTAAAATCGCAAACCGACTCGCCATCGCCGCCGCACCGAAAAACATCATCATCAGCGACACCAGAATCGCCGCCGCCCTCGGCATCGACCCCCAGGAGTAATCATGACCGACTGGCCCACAGCACCCCTCATCCGCATCAATAGGGCGCGCACTGTCAATGGCACGGAAATCGAAAACACCTATGCCCTTCGCGACCGCGACGGAGACTATAGAATCGCAGAGAGATGGCTGCTGCGCGACAAGGGCGACAGCATCGACGAGTGGGAGGAGGCGACCCCCGCCCCCACCGCCGCGCTCAAGCGCCTACGGAACGCGTTCCGGGGCGTCGACGTGATCGAGTCTCTGGAGTCGCCCCTCCTGGAAGTTCTCTCCCACCTGCCCGCCAACAAGCCCAGCCCCCTCGACCGGGCCGTCACCCGGGTCAAGGACGCGGGCGGCCCGATGATCTCAGGGGGAGACTCGAGCGAGAACCGGCTCTCTCTTCTCTTCGACGCCCTCGCCTCAATCGCGGTCGCGACCAATAAGGCCGCCCCGCTCGCCATAGTCGCCCGCATCTGCGTCGACTGGGCCGACCTCGAGAACCCGCGCCGCGACGCCCTGGAGGCCACACGAGAGAGGACCAAGGTGCTTTCCGGCACAGGAAACTTCACCGTCCTCTCCGCCCTCGTAGCAGACGTGATTACCGCCCTGTGCGAGAACCTTTCGCCGCGTCATGACCTCATCGACGCCGGTGCCTACGCCCTCGCGTGGGCCGCCCAGATTATCGAGGAGGAGGACAAGTGAGTTGGCTCGGACTGCTCCAGTGGGTGGTGACTACTCTCCTGCCCCTGTGCCTGAGTGTCGCCCTCTGGCTCGCGCTCATCCAGATCAGGGGCCTCCGCGAGCGAGCTGAGACGGCGGAGAGGGCCGTCCAGCAGATCGCCGACGCCATCCGCTACGCCGCCAAGCGGGCCAACTCGACGAAGGAGAGCGGCCGTGATTGAAATTTCTCGCGAGGAGGCCGCGTACTACGCGGCGAAGGCAATGGTCGCTCGCTTGGTCGATGGCGCGGCCACAGACATCGAGTCCGAGCACTCAATCCTCATCCCAACCCTCACACGGGAGAGCCGCCAGGCCATCGCCAGGGAGATGCGAGACATCGCCGCCAGCGTGGACTGCGAGCAGAGCCAGCTCCTGCTCGCTAAGCACACGCTCGCGGGGGAGGTGCTGGCCGTGCAGCGCGCAGAGGCCGGGGTCAACCTGGATCCCATCCAGTTCCCCGCCCACCTCATGGAAGGAGGCGACCGTGACTGACCAGTACCCTGCGGCGATCATCCTCACGATCCGTGACGGGAAAATCATCTCCGGCTGCGAGCCGATCGCTGACCTCGCCGACGTCATCAACCCGGACCTCATCCGCCGTGAGGTCGCCGACGGGCAGGACGACAACATGATGGCACCACTGGATGAGTGGCGTGGGGAAATCCGCGTCCCCGTCGCTATGGGGCTCCTCGTATGAGCACAGAGGCCCGCTCCTGTCCCGTGACGGGGGAGCCGCTGCGGGGTGACCGGTTCGTGAGCGCTACGGCCTGCCAGCGGCTCGACGAGGCTGCGCAGGGCATCGTGGCGCTCATGGACGCCCTGGACGCCGCTAAGGCCGGGCTGCGGCGCGGCCAAGGCGGCGGGGCCAGCGTCACCCCATGCAGCCGCCCACCCGTGCGGCTCGGCATCATCCAGGCCGCGAGCGCCCACGAGAGGACCCTCCTCAAATGGGCGAAGTGGGTCACGCATGACCTCCTCGGGATCGCCACGCCGCAGACGTGGACGGAGGTCTCATGGGCGCTCAGGGGTGCGTCCGCTCACCCCGGCCGACCCGAGCTAGCCACCCTCATCCCCGAGGTCCTCGCCGCCATCCGGGCCATCACGGCCCTCGTGGACATCCCCGAGGACCACCGGTTCTACGGCAGGTGCCTCACCGACCTGGGGGACCGAGGCGTGTGCGACCAGCCCATCTACGCCGCACCGGGGTCCTCGTGGGCCAGGTGCCCGGCCTGCGACACCCAGTGGGAACTCCAGCCCCTCCTCGCGAGCCACCTGGAGGCGGCCGCCGACTGGCTAGTCACCCCCGACGAAGGCGCCCGCCTCCTCACACAGGCGGGCTACCCCACACGGGCGGCCACCATCCGACTCTGGAAACACCGAGGCCACCTCACCGACACAGGCGGCAGATACCATGTCGGCGACCTACTCGCCGCCGCCGCAAAACGAAAGGACAAAGCCGCATGACACCCGAGCAGATCGCCACCCTCATGGAATACGCGCAGGAAGTCGACAAATCCATCACCGACACCCGGCGATTGGCCGTCAAAGCCGTCATCATGGGGCACCTCAGCGCCATCACCGGCCTAAGCCTCATCATCCCAGCGGATGAAGCCACCCGATTCCTGGACGAGTGCGTAGAGGCTCTCGAAAAAGTCAAGGCCCACATCGGAGACATGAAGTGAGCGGTCCTGAACGCGATGACGAGGTGAAAGGCGACCTAGAAGAGGCGCTAGAAACACTCGATTACGCCCTCAGGAAGGCCATATGGGGGACTCTCGCGATCGTCCTACGCCTGCCCTACCTGGACCCAGACCAGGACCGCCGAGCACGACGAAGGCGCCCCACCAAACCGGTGGGGCGCCTTCCGTTCTCAGTACTGCTCGATCGGCAGCAGGCCACTACGGATGAGACGGTCAGTCACATAGTCTTCCTCGTCGTAGCCGACATCCGAGGTGAACCTCATCGTCGTCGGGCCGTACACGGTCCAGCGGTGCCCGGTCAGAGTGGTCTCGCACCGGACCTCGACCTCGCGGAACTGGGCCAATTTGGGGCGGCGCGTGAGTCGGCACACGAAGTCGGACAGGTCGACGTAGTCGTCAATGGAAACGCTCATGGTCCCTCGCTAAGCGGTAGGCGTTGGGGCGGGTCAGTCGTCGTCTTCCTTCAGGCGGTCGATCAGCCTGCTGATCTCCACCCGGTTCATCGACTCCAGCCAGCCTTCGACGCTGCCGGAGCGTTCCCGCATCTTTGCCCCTAGGTGGGCAAAAGACGCGTCCATGTATCGGGTGCTATAGCCCGCCTCGTCGAGGAGGTGGAGAGCGTATGTGATTTGTTTGGGGGTGGCGTTAGCGGCCATGGTTGGTTCCTTCCGTGGGGTGTTGGGGTGGGTCGCGCCCGGCGGGGGAGTCGAACCCCCGCGGCGACCATCCGGGCGGGTAGGTGGGTCAGATGGCGGTCTGCGGGTCGTAGCCGAGGAGGGCGGCGACGGCGGCGCGGAGGTCAGCGTCGGTGGGGTCGTCGTCCGGTCCGGCGGCCACGTGGCCGTTGATGATGAGGCCGAGGTCGTCGCTCTCCTGGACGTACTGGCCGCGGGGGCCGACGGCGATCGCACCGTCCACGAGGTCGATGACCTTGATCTGCCCCGCGATGGTGGGCTCGGTGTGCTTGATGGCGTTGAAGGCTTTGCGGATGATCATTTGGGGTTCCTTTCTTCGTTCCCGATGGCTTAAGTGTATGCCTGCATACCCAATGGGGTCAAGTCATCAAGATGTGCGCTGCCACACACCCAGCCAGCGATCCACCGTCTGCCGAGTCACCCCCACAGCCAGCGCCACCGACGCCTTCGACGCGCCACCCCTCACCGCAGCAACCGCCGCAGCCCGACGCCGATCCTCAACCTCCTCCAGCGCCTCACGAACCGCCTCCACCTCACAACGCAGCCGACCCAGCTCCAGTAGACTCGGCCGCTCACTCGTGCTCACAACGTCCTCCCTGACTCTCCAGAAGCGAATACTTCCAGGCGTCACAGATGCCTATCATGGTGAAAGTATTGCCTCTCATGAACACCTCATAGGCATCCACCTCACGCTCGACGTAGTCCATCGACTCCACCTGCACCAGCACCAGCCAGGACCCCAGCATGTCACCAGGCTTCTCATCCGCCAGGTGCGCGACCAGGGCATCCTCCAGAGCCCGCTTCGTCTCGGCACTCATCATCTCTCCTTTCAGGTCAGGCGCGCGAGGCGTAGTGACCGGCGCAGGACTGGGCCATGCGGCGAGCCATGGCGATACTGCCCCGCAGGGCGTCGACACGAGTGCTGTCCGGGAAGCGCAGGCACCCATGCGGGTAGCCTTCAACCTCAACCTCGACGATCGCGCCCCCGCGGCGAGCGGCGACACGGACACCGTCACACTCGGCCTCCCACCACGCGCCGTCGCGGGTGACAGTGATGCTCTCCACCGGGACTCCAGTCTCGGCGGCCAGGGCGATGGCGACACGCTCGGCAATAGTAGTCATTTTGGGCTTCCTTTCTGGGGTGCCCGCCCCGAAATGGGGCAGGCGATGGGGGTGTTCAGTTGGCGTTGGCGAGAGCGGTGGCGATCATCCGCTCCACCGTGTCGGGGAGGCTGAGGAGGCCGCACTCCTCGCGGGCCAGAGCGCAGTTCACGCGGTACATGACGCGGGGAGCGGGGTGGATCGTGGCGAGGCCGCCATTCCAACGAACCTCCACGGCTTCGCCACGGCCACCGGGGTTGGACTGGACAGTGACCGCGTCCTGCCCGAAGAAGCGGGCGAGGTAGCTGGCGGCTGCGCTGGTGGGGGTCATTTCGGATTTCCTTTCTATCCGTTCCGATGGCTCTAGTGTATGCCCACATACTGAATGTGGTCAAGAGGGAGAGCGGGGGTGCGCCGCGCCGCTCAGATGCGCTCCGCAGCGATCTCACGCAGCGCCTCACAGTCGAGCCCCTGCTCGTAGTGAGCATCCACCAGATCGCCGACCAGCTCGAAGAACTTCTCGTCATCCTCGACGATCTCAGCGCTGGTCGGGAGGACCAGGACCTCACCGTCCTCCTCATCGCAGGGGGTGTCCTCGGACGCCGGACCGGTGATGCGGACCAGGACCGGGGCCGGAGCCTCGATCGCGTAGCAGGCGATGTAGGCGGCCAGGTCAGCGAGGGTGGCGCAACCAGACACCCCGTGACGGACCATCTCGTCATCCTGGTCCATCGGGAAGGAGTACTGCTGCTCGGGGTCGAGGAGGTCGTTCAGGTCCCGGCTGGCGGACTGGATACGGTAGGCGGTGATCTCTGCGGTGCTCATGGCTATAGTGTATGCCGGCATACCAATGGGGTGCAACCCCAGGGGGTGCACACAACAGTGGGGTAGGTCATAAACATGAGGGGCGCCCATCATAGACACCCACCCCTCTCACAGCAAGGGCACCCCCATCAAACATGGGGCGGGGGTAGTGATAGACGGGGGGGGCAGTAGAGACAGGGACCCCCACCAACAAGCCACTCCACCCATCGATACCCAACCGTGACACGCTAGGCAGGATCGCCACTTGCGCACTGCGACTGAAACGCGCATCATACGAACATAGGCAAAGTGTCAGAGCCCGGCTGTCCACGAGACTGCTGGGCTCCACTGTTGCCTACCCTTCTGGGGAGAAGGGAATGGGGAGAAGCGACGCGGCCCGCGTCACGCTGCTGTGCGTGAGCGGGCCGCGTGCGCACACGCGCACGAGGAGGACACGTGACCACCTCACGCACCGGCAGCACACGCTGGCTCCATAACGCCGCAGCGGCCAAGCGCTCAGCGCGCGCCGCAGGACTAGAGCACTGTCCACTCTGCCACGTCCGCCTCACCTGGGACGCTAGCCTACTGCCGTCCTCACCCGAGGCCGACCACATCGTGCCTCACAGTCGAGGCGGAAATGACGCGCTAGAAAACATTCAAATCATTTGCCGCCGCTGCAACCAACGCAAAGGAAACGGCAGAAAACCACGGCCACCGAAACGGAAACGTGACAGGCCGACCAGAATCCAACAGACAACCGACACCGAAACATGGTAGAGTAGCCGCAGAAACACCGGGACAGGGGGGCAATACCCTCCCGTCCCCCGTTCTCGCCCCCCCGTGGGTATAGCGGCATCTCTCCCCACCATTTTTTCCCAAGGGGGTGCTTATGAGTGCCGCGAGGAAGCTCCGCGCCGTGAAGGATGGCGAGACGGCCTCTCAGGCCCCTGGGAGCGTCCTAGACGCGACGGAGCACGGGGACAGTAGGGACGTGATGGCTGCAATGCGTAAGCGTCTCGCAGCGTCGATCGATGACCCGGCCACCCCGGCCCGCGACCTGGCTGCCCTGTCCCGCCGCCTCCTCGAGGTGGACAAGACCATCCGGGAGATTGACCTGGCTCGCGAGGAGCGTGAGCGGCAGACGGCGACTGAGGCGACGGAGGATGAGGATGGGCTCGGCGACATCTGAGCCCCGCCTTTCCGACATCGCGAAGCACTTGATCCTGCCTGAGGGAATCACGTCCACGGGCTGGCCGCGGGTGCGTGACCGGTGCAAGCTTTTCGCGCTTGGCTTTGACCGCTGGCAGGATGGGCTAGGGCGCGGGATTCTTGCGAAGCGGGATAGCGGCCTCTATGCGGCCGGTATCGACGGCGTTCAGATTTCGATGCCACGCCAGGTGGGGAAAACCTACACGATTGGTTCGATAGTTTTCGCCTTGTGCACTCTCCAGGAGGGCCTGTTCGTCCTCTGGACGGCGCACAGGACGCGCACCGCTGATGAAACGTTTGCGGCGATGCAGGGCCTCGCCCTGAGGCCGGAGATCGCACCCTATATCGACGGCCGCCCTAGGCAGGCGAACGGCCAGCAGCAGATTCGCTTCACCAACGGTTCCCGCATCCTTTTCGGCGCGAGGGAGGGCGGCTTTGGCCGTGGTTTCGCTGGCGTCGACGTCATTGTCTTCGATGAGGCCCAGATTCTCGGCCAGCGCGCCCTAGACGACATGGTTCCGGCCGTGAACACGGCCCCGAACCCGCTCATCCTGCGCCTGGGGACGCCGCCGCGCCCGACTGACCCGAGCGAGGCGTTCAGTGGCTTCCGTAAGGCGGCGCTCGCGGGGGAGCTGACCGATGGCCTGTATGTGGAGATCGGCGCGGATGACGACGCCGACCCGGACGACAGGCGGCAGTGGCGGAAGGCGAACCCGAGTTTCCCGCACCGGACGCCGGAGTCGGCGATCCTGAGGATGAAGCGGCAACTGGGGCCAGAGTCGTTCCGGCGTGAGGGTCTGGGTATCTGGGACCCGGAGGTCGCGTCGCAGGCGATTGGCCGTGAGGCGTGGAACGCGCTGACGGTGGATGAGCCGCCGTCTGGGCTGCGCTGGTGTGCGGCTGTTCGCTTCTCGGTGGATGGCTCCACGGTCGCCCTGGCCCGCGCTGGCCGCAAGCCGGAGCGCAAGAGCGAGGCGGTCTACGGTCAACTGTGCACCTCTCAGGGGGTGCGCAACCTGGGCGAAGGCGTGCACTGGGTCGTCGACTACCTCACCGAGCACCGTGACCGGTGGGCGCAGATCGTCGTGGATGGCAAGTCCGGGGCGGGTGACCTGGTTGACCGGCTCCGCGCCGCGGGGTTCAGTCCGCGAGTGATTTGGACGCCGACGACGGATCAGGTCATCGCCGCGCACGCGATGATGGACGCCGCAATCCGGGACCGGTCCCTGTCGCACCCGGACGACGCCGAGCTGGAGGCCGAGGCCGCCGTGATCTCCCGCCGGAAGATCGGCGCGGGCGGCGGGTTCGGCTGGACCGCGCCGGAGGGGATGACGTCGGCGGGCATGGACGCACTGACCCTGGCCCACTGGGCTACGAAGACAACCAAGAGACGGCCGAGAGAACTCTCCGGCGCCCGCGTGGGGGTGGTGATGTGATGGACCAGTGGGTCTACTACAACCCCGTCCCGACCGACGTCGTCGGCCTGGCCGAGGATGACGCCGCCCTCATGGCCCGCCTGGTCAAGCAGTGGCAGGCCAAGCGGTCGAGGAACGCGCTGCGCCGCCAGTACCGGGACATGCAGGTTACCGTGGATTTTCTGGGCGCCTCGGTGCCACCCTACGTGCGGGATCAGCTCGATATCGTGTGCGGCTGGCCTGACAAGGCGGTCACCTCCCTGGCGTCCCGCTGTATGTGGGATGGGGTGACGTCGCCGTCGGGCGAGGAGGACCCCTTGGGGGCCATGTCGCTGCTGCATGAGAATCGTTTCGACCTGCTCGTGCCGGAACTCGTGGACGCGACGCTCACCTACTGCTGTAGCTTCGTCGTCGCCCTGCCGGGTGACACGGCTGCGGGTGACCCCGACGTCGTCGTGACGGGCGCTGACGCCCTGTGGGCCACCGGCCTGTGGGATGCGCGCCGTAGGGGCCTGGAGGCCGGACTGCTGGTCGACAGCGCGGATGACAATGGCAGGCCGACGTCGATGCTCCTCCTCACCGGCGAGCATGTGACGCGCCTGGCCCTGGGGGACCGGGGGTGGGTGGCCGTCGCCCGCATGGATCACTCCCTGGGGCGGGTCCCTATGGAGCCGCTTCCGTACCGGCCAGCCCTGGGCAGGCCGTTTGGGCGGTCGCGTATCAGCCGTGAGGTCATGTCCATCACGGACCGTGTCGTCAGGGCGGGCTTCCGCACCGAGGTCAGTAGCGACCTGTACGCGGCCCCGGCACTGCTGCTGCTGGGCGCTGACGAGAGCATGTTCCAGAACGCCCAGGGCGAGCGCACGCCGCTCTGGTCCTGGTACATGGGGCGCCTCAAATCGTTGCCGAAGGACGAGGACGGGGACAAGCCCGATCTCCAGGTGATCCCGCAGCAGTCGATGGAGCCGTTCCTGGCGATGAAGCGCGCGTTGGCTGCTGAGTTTGCTTCGGCGACGTCGCTGCCGATCTCCGCCCTGGGGATCGTTCAGGACAACCCGAGTAGCGCCGAGGCGATCTATGCCGCCAAGGAGGACCTGGTCATCGAGGCGATGAACACCACCCGGTCTATCGGCTACGGCCTAAATCGGATCATGCAGGATGTGATCTGCCTCCGTGATGGCATCCCCGTGACTGAGATGGACGATGAGGCGCGGAATCTTGCGACCCGCTGGCGCAATCCTGCGATGCCGTCCGTGGTCTCCCAGTCCGACGCTATGGTCAAGCAGATCGGCGCGATTCCGGAGCTTGCTCAGACTGACGTAGCTCTGGAGGAACTGGGGTACAGCGCTGAGCAGATCGTGCGTATCCGGTCGCAGATCAGGCGGGCTCAGTCTGGCGGGGTGCTGGATCGCCTGCTGGCGGCCGCGCCCGCCCCGGCCGCGCCTGCGCCGCAGGAGCCCGCTGAGGCCCCGGTCGAGGTGACCAGCGGTGACGACGCGGGCTGACCTGGAGCGTCTGTCCCGCGGCCTAGATGAGGCCACGCGGATGGCGCTGGCGGCCCTGTCGTCGGCGTTCGCCCGGCTGGACCTGTCGTCCCCTGAGGCTGCGCGTGACGCTCTCCTGGTGGTGATGCCAGCCATCGCCGCCCAGTACGGCGACCTGGCAGCGTCCAGTGCTGCGGACTGGTATGAGCGGCTGCGTGCTGACGCCGTTGGCGGCACCTACTCGGCCATCCTGGCTGATGGGCCGTCCGAGGTGCAGGTGGCGCAGGCGACCCGCTGGGCGGTCGGCGGCCTGTGGGGCGCTGACCCGACCGGGGTGCAGGCCGCCCTGGGTGGCGTCCTGGCGCGCTTCGTGGGGCAGCAGGGGAAGGGCACGGTGCACCGGAACGTCGCCGTCGACCCCGCCAAGCCGAGGTGGGCGCGCGTGCCTGGCCCCGGCGGCTGCTGCGCCTGGTGCAGCATGCTCGCCAGCCGCGGTTTCGTCTACGCCAGTGCTGCGACGGCGGGCAAGGGGCACGCTTACCATGATCACTGCTCGTGCGTCCCGACGCCCCTGTGGAAGGGCCAGGCGGCCAACATCCATGGCTACGACCCGAAGCGCCTGCGCGTCGCCTACGACGAGGCCAGGGCTGCCGTGAAGGCCACCGGTGCCACTGTCGACGACAAGGCAATCGCCGCCGAGATGCGCCGCATCGCCCCTGAGACTGTCACTGACGGGGTCGCCCCCGTCGAGTGACCCAACCATACCTATGAGCCCCTGCCGCGATGATGGGGGCTTTGTCGTGCCGCGATGGCACCAATCACCGAGGGAGAACCCAATGCGCAAGACCGTCCAGACCGCCGAGGTCGCCAAGGCTACTGAGGTCACGGAGCCGACCGAGGCCACCGAGGCCACCGAGCAGACCAGTGGGGAGCCCGCGACGGGCGACGCCACCGACGCTCTCGGAGACGCCGGGAAGAAGGCCCTAGCCGCCGAGCGCGCAGCCCGCCGAGAGGCCGAGAAGCGCGCTAACGACCTCGCCGCCCAGATCAAGGCAGCCGAGGACGCAGGCAAGACCGAGGCCCAGAAGCAGGCCGACGCGCTCGCCGCGCTCCAGGCCGACCTGGCCGCCATGCGGGCCGAGAAGGCCCGCGCCGAGGTCGCCGCAGCAACCGGCGTCCCCGTCGACATCCTCGCAGGCCCCGGCGACGACCCGACCACGTGGGCCGAGCAGGTCAAGGCATGGGCGGCCGAGCAGGCCAAGCCCGCCGAGGCCCCCGCCCAGCCGGTCGTCCGCCATCACGGCAACCCGCCCGGCGCGGGAGCCGCCTCCCTCGATGAGCGTATCGCCGCAGCTGAGGCGGCTGGAGACATGACTCTCACGGCCTCCCTGAAGGCGTTGAAGCTCGGCACTCACTGATGAGCCATCACGAACGAAAGGAGCCATGATGCCCGGAATCACCGGCATGGCAACCACTTACTCATGCCCGAACTACGTCGGCGAGCTTTTCGCCGCGTCCCCTGAGGACACGCCGCTGCTGTCCTCGATCGGCGGCCTGACCGGCGGCAAGTCGATCGGCGGGACCGAATGGTCCTGGTCCGGTTTCGACCTGCGTGACGCCGAGGACGGCCGCCAGCGCACTGAGGGCGCGAAGGCCCCCGCTTTCGAGGCCCGCAAGCGCTTCGCCGCCTCCAACGTGACCGAAATTCACCAGGAGGCCGTGTCGGTCTCCTACACCCGTCAGGGTGCGACCAAGCAGGTCACCCCCGCGCCTGGGTCGACGACTGTCACCATCGGTGACACCGTCCTGCCCGCCGACGAGCTGGCTTTCCAGATCGGCACCCAGCTGAAGCAGGTCGCCCGCGACATTGAAAAGACCTTCATCACGGGGAAGTACGCCAAGCCGACGGACAACCAGACGCCCCGCAAGACCCGCGGCCTCATCGAGGCCATCGAGACGAACGTGGCGACCACCACCCACAAGGCCAGTGAGCTCACCGAGGCCGACATCGTCGACCTCATCGAAAAGGTCTGGAACAGCGGCGGCCTCCAGGAGGGCGAGACCCGCACCCTCATCGTGAACTCCACGCTGAAGCGCGCCCTCACCAGGGTCTTCATCAAAGAGGCAAAGTACCAGGAGTCATCCCGCACCGTCGGCGGCGTCAACCTGAAGACCATCGAGACCGACTTCGGTTCTCTGAACGTCATGCTGAACCGTTATATGCCGGTTACGAAGCTGGTCGTCGTGTCTCTGGAGCAGCTGTCTCCGGTCTTCATGGAGATTCCCAAGAAGGGGCACTTTTTCGCGGAGCCGCTGGCAAAGACCGGGGCGTCGGATGACGTGCAGCTCTACGGCGAGATTGGCTTGCAGTACGGCAACGAGAAGGCGCACGGCTGCCTGACGGTGGCTGCTGGCTGACGCGGCATTGGGGCGTCCTGCGGTCTGTGGGGCGCCCCTGCCCGGCCCAGAGAGAGGGAATCATGAGGATCACTTGCCACAAGCACCCGAGCCTGCTGGTGACTACCCCGCACGTCGAGTTCGTGGATGGGGTGGCCGACGTCGACGAGGAGACGCTCACCGCTCTGACGCCGCTCCTGGAGGAGTGGGGTATCGACGCCGCCGATATCGGCGGCGAGCACGCCGAGACCAGCCCCGAGGACCCCGAGGGTGCCACGGAGCCCACGGCCCCCGAGGCTGCCACCCCGCCCGAGGAGGAGACCCCGAAGCGGGGCAAGAATGGCTGATGTCTTCGCCACGGTGGAGGACCTGGAGGCGCGTTGGCGTGGCCTGTCTGAGCAGGAGCATAGGCGGGCCGCGGTGCTGCTGGAGGATGCGACGGACCTCATCAAGGCGTCCGCGCCGCGCTGGCAGCACGCTTCCCTGGCGACGCTGAAGCGCATCACCTGTGCGGTCGTGAAGCGTGCGCTCCAGGCCGAGCAGGGGGCGGCCGATGGGCTCCCGGAGCCGCGGGGTCTCCTGGCCAGCGAGATGCACACGACGGGCCCGTTCACCGACCAGTACGCCTACAGCAACCCTGAGGGTGACCTGTTCCTCAGGGCGGCTGAACTGAAGCAACTGGGCGGCCGACGGTCGGCGGCCTTCGAGGTGGATCTGCTGGCTCCGGCGGTGGCCCCGTGATCGCCGCCGGGCTGGTCGCCGTGACAAGACTCAGGGCGGGCGACGGTGGGCGCGACCAGTACGGTGAGGCTGTCCCCGGACCGGTCGTGGAGACGCCCCTGCCGCCCGCCCTGTTCAACCCTGGCGGCACGAGCGAACCGGTCACTGCGGGCTCTCTCCCGGTCGTCAGCCAGCCCACCCTGTACTGGCGCGGCAAGCACCCGGACATCCGCTCCAGCGACCTCCTGCGCATCGCAGGCATCACGTACAGGGTCGAGGGCGCTCCGGCGCGCTGGCCCAAAGGCTCCGCGGTCACGCTCCACGCCGCCACCGACCCGAGACAGACGGGGGGTGCCTGATGGGAGTCGTGAGATTCAAGCTCGACCGCAAGGGAATCAGGGCGCTCGTGTCCTCAGATGAGGCCCAGGGCGTCGTCAACGAGGCCGCCGAGGAACTGCGCACCCGTGCCGGGGACGGCTTCAAGGTCCACTCCTCCAACAAGGGGAAGCGCGCCCGCGCCTACATTCACGCCGCCACCCGGGAGGCGGGCATGGAGCAGATCAAGCACCACACCCTGGAGCGGGTGCTGGGCAGCATCGGGGGAGGTGACGGCTGATGGCTGGCACGTCTCGGGACACGAAGGCCCTGGTGATGGCGGCCCTCGCGGCGGCCCTGCCTGACGTGCAGGTGGCGTCCACCGTCCCCTACGAGAACGGCGACCCGCCGGGGCCGCTGGTGCTGGTGATCGCTACGGGCGGTCAGGGCCAGCATCGCCGGGTCCTGTCTACCGGGCAGGTCACCATCGATTCTTTCGCTCCCACTACGGGCCAGGCAATGCGCCTGGCCCTTCGCGTTGACGCGGCAATTAATGCGCTCACGGCGGGCCATGCATTTCCGGTCACTCGGGTGACTGGAAATGCGCCCGCTGAGTCGCCCGACCCGACTATCACGGCCGCCCGCGCTACGGCCACCTACCAGATCACTACACGGAATCCGTAAGGAGAACAAATGGCTACTAATGCCGACAATGTCTTGGGCTTTGGGTCGGACGACGACAGTCTTTTCCTGGGCGCTTACGACCCCGCCCTCGCCACCAAGATTCAGGGCCTCACCACCGCCGTCCCCGCCACCCTGAAGGATTGCGGGTGGCTGTCTGACGACGGTATCAAGCTCACGATGGACGACTCGGTCACGAAAATCAAAGGACACCAAGGCCATGGGGTGGTTCGCACTTTCATGGATTCCTCGGAGACCGGCCTGGAGGCTGCCCTTCTGGAGTCGCAGCTGGATATCGTGACCCGCTTCCTGAACGCGAAGGCGGAGAAAATTCAGGAGCAGATCGGGGCCGGTCCCGCGAAGACCGACGTCGTGAAGATGACGGCGAAGGCCCAGCGCACGGTGACCGTGCTCAGCGGCATCCTCGACGTTTTCGACACCGCCTCCACCGGGGACACCCGCACCCGCATGCGAATTGTTTTCCCACGTCTCGAGCTCGGTGAGCGCGGGGAGGTTCCATTCAAGGTGGGCGAGTTGACGGCTTGGTCCTACAAGCTCTCGGTCCTGGGCGACTACATCATCTACAGCAATGCGAAGTCGCTGATCCCGGCCTAGCCTGGCCGTTTTTCTCCCTGCCCCGGCGCGGCGTGGTCGGTCCCTGCGCCGGGGCGGGGTCACCACCATCTGGGACCGCCACCACCTGAAAGAGGCCGACAGATGACCAGCAGGAAGACCAGCAAGACAGCGGAGCGCGCTAAGGAGATTGGGGCTAAGACGCCGTCCGATTTCCAGGAGGCTGAGGCCAAGGGGGGCGTCGTGGAGGTGACTGTCGACGGCCTGACTATCGAGGTCGACCCCACGGCTTTCCAGTCCGACTGGGAGGTGATTGAGGCGCTGGCCGCCATGGAGGATGGTAGCGCCTCTCCGGCGGCGATGATGCGCGTGACGCGCGCTCTCCTGGGCGACGCCTACGACACCGTGAAAAACCACGTCCGCGGCGACGACGGCAAGGTGTCTGCCGACGCGATGGGCGAATTCCTGGGGAAGGTTTTCGAGGTCCTGAACCTGGGAAACTGACGGCCCTCCCCGGGCTCCTGCGGGAGCATGGGGAGGAGATCGAGGCTGACCTCCTCCGTGAGTATGGGGTCGACCTCCTGGACCTGTGGCGCGGCCGCCTGACCCCTAGGCGGCTGCTGGTCCTCATCCGCGGCCTGCCTCCGGGGAGCGCCCTGGGGCGGGCTATGGGCGGGGATGTCGCTCTCTCCGACGAGGTCACCGCCGTGCGCATGGCCGCGTGGCAGATTTGTTGCTATATCGCCAGCGCTGTCGGAGCGAAAAAGAGTGACCTGCCGAAGCCTCCGCAGCCGCCCGAACCGGGCTGGCAGGCGAAGGCGCGTGAGGCGCAGGAGCGGCAGGCCGCCAAGGCGCGCCGCTGGCTCGCCAGGCACCCAGAACTGGCCGCACAGGCCAACGCATAACCAACACGAGGGAGGCCCCACAGCACGCCGCTGTGGGGCCTCCCCGCATATCGAGAGGGGCCTGGATTGGCTGACAGCAAGCCCGGCGGGCATACAATCGGCACAGCCTGGATTCAGGTAGCCCTCTCCACCAAAGCGATTACCCAGCAGCTCAAAGACGCCCTAGGTGATGTCGACACCAAGCCGGTCGAGCGTAAAATCACGAGCGGCCTGGGCGGGGCTTTCCAGAAGGTAGGGAAGATTGCCGCTGGGGCGCTCGCCGTCACCGGTGCTGTCGGCCTGGCGGCCAGTTTCTCGGATGTCGCAAAACAGGCGATAGACGCCAGCGACGCCACCAACAAATTCAAGAATACGCTGGGATTCGCGGGGAAATCCGCGGCCGATATTGACCGGCTCACCAAGAGCACTAAAGACTATGCGGATAAGACCGTCTACGGCCTTTCCGATATCCAAAGCATTACCGCACAGCTGGCGTCGAATAACGTCGCCGGATATGACAAGCTCGCTGAGGCTGCCGGTAATTTAAATGCCGTCGCTGGCGGCAATGCGGAAACTTTCAAGTCCGTCGGCATGGTGCTCACCCAGACCGCCGGGCAAGGCAAACTCACAACCGAGAACTTCAACCAGCTCGCTGACGCTGTCCCCGGCGCGTCCGGGAAACTCCAACAGGCCCTCCTCGAGGCCGGAGCCTACACAGGCAATTTCCGTGAGGCGATGGAGAAGGGCGAGATCACCGCCGAGGAATTCAACGCGGCGGTGATGGACCTCGGCATGACCGACGTCGCCAAAGAGGCGGCGACGTCGACGGCGACCATCGAGGGCGCCTGGGGGAACCTCGAGGCCGCCCTCGTCTCGGGCGCGATGGGCATCGTCGACCAGATCAAGCCCGCCCTGACCGATTTCATGGGGAATGTCGCCACCGGGGCCGAGAAAGCCTTCGGATGGATTAACGACAATCTCATCCCCGGCATTCAGGGCGTATGGGATATCCTCACTAAAGGCCAATTCGACGGCTCCTCTAAACTCTTCGGCCTCGAAGAGGATTCCGGGATTGTCGATTTCCTTTTCAAGATTGGGGAGTCCGCTAGGGCGGCCGGGGATTGGATTACCGGCACGCTTATCCCTGGCATTCAGGGCGTCGCCAGCATTCTTTTCCAGGGCGACTATCAGGGGCCTAGCACCCTGTTCGGCCTAGAAGAGGATAGCGGCCTAGTCGATTTCCTTTTCAGTGTCCGCGATGCCGCTATTCAGGCTGGCACCTGGATCAATGATACGTTGATCCCGTCGATCCAGGGGATCACGGAAATCATCTTCACCGGGGAGACGGATAAACCGCTTTTCGGGCTTGACCCGAATTCCCCGCTGACCGGTTTCCTTGAGGGCCTGCGCGACGCCATCGTCAAGGTCGGCGACGCGCTCCTGACAGCGACCGCCTGGGGCATCGAGCACAAGGGAATGCTGTCGACGCTGGCCGTCACCGTCGGCACCGCAGCCACCGCTTTCTATGGCCTCCACAAGGCCACGACGACGATTGACGCGATCAAGCAGGCTGGCAGTGTCCTGAAATGGGTGACCAGCCTCAAGTCCATGGAAGGTGCTGTAGCGGCCGCGAAGAATGCCCAGACGGCTTTCAACGTGGTTGCGAACGCCAACCCGTATATCCTCATCGTGACGGCGATTCTCGCTGTAGTGGCCGCCCTGACGTGGTTTTTCACGCAGACCGAGTTGGGCAAGCGGGCGTGGGCGTCAATTACGGCGGCGTTCCAGTCTTTCTTGGATTGGATCGCCCCCTACTGGAATTCGACACTGACGGGTCTGGGGGACGTCTGGAATCAGATTTGGTCCGCCGTGTCCGGTTTCTTCACCTCCTACGTGGTCCCCGTCATCACGGGTGCTGTGGTTGTGCTGGGAGGTCTCTGGAGCGGCCTGGTGTACGTCGTGACCAGCGTATGGTCCGGAATCCAGGCCGCGGTCCAGACGGTCGCGGACTGGTTCACGTCCTATGTCGTCCCGGCTTTCGAGGCCGTGTGGACCGGCATCAAAATCGGCATCTGGGCGCTGTCAATTCCATTCATCATCGTGTGGGCGCTTATCCGCGCGGCCGTGCTGCTCGTCGTCGATTGGTTTATGACCTATGTGGCCCCTGTCTTGTCGACTGTGTGGTCCGGTATCGTCGCCGGGGCGCAGTGGCTATGGACCGGCGTGCAGACGGTGTGGGATGGCCTGAAATCCGCCGTCGCCGTCGTCGTCGACTGGTTCAACGCCTATGTGGCCCCGATCTTGTCCGCGGTATGGGTTGGCATCCAGGTTGGGGCGCAGTTCCTCTGGGCTGGGCTTGTCGCGGTGTGGAACGGGATTAAATCAGCGGTCCAAACGGTCGCGGATTTCTTCACAGCCTATGTGCAGCCCGTCATTTCGGCTGTATGGACCGGTATCCAGGTCGGTGCGCAATTCCTTTGGAATGGAATTGTCACCATCTGGAACGGGATTCAGTCGGCCACCCAAACGGTGGTCGGTTGGTTCCAAACCTACGTGCAGCCGGTCATCACGGCAGTATGGGACGGAATTAAGGCTGGGGCCGACCTGCTGTGGAGCGGCCTACAGACGGTCTGGAACGGAATTAAGGACACCATCAATACGGTGGCGTCCTGGTTCCGGGATACACTCAAACCTATTTTCGACACGGTCACGACTAACATCAAAACCGCGTTCGACAATATGAAGAGTGGGATTCAAACCGTCTGGGATGGGGTTAAATCCGTAGCTGCGAAGCCGATCAATTTCTTGATTAACACCGTCTACAAGGACGGCATTAAGAAAACGGCTGACAGTATCGCGGAGAAGCTCGGCCTTTCCTTGCGCCTACCGGATGTCAGTCCGATCCCCGGCTACGCCAGTGGTGGTGTCCTCCCCGGATATTCTCCGGGGCGGGACATCTACCATTTCTACTCGCCCGACGGTGGCGGCGCTATCGCCCTGTCCGGCGGTGAGGCGATCATGCGGCCCGAGTGGGTGCGCGCGGTCGGCGGCCCCGCAGCGGTCAACCGCATGAACGCCGCCGCCCGCGGCGGCGCGGGCGACCGGGTGCCAGGCGGGGATAGGGGCGTCGGATTCGCGGCATTCGCCGACGGCGGTATCTGGGAAAAGCTCAAGAGCACCGTCGGTGCTGGCGTTCAGACCGCCAGCAATTGGATTGCCACGGCTGCGGACGCGGTTTCATCGATCATTTCCGACCCGCTCGGAGCGGTCGAGAATCTGCTGCGCATTCCGATGAATGCCGCCCTCAAGGGCATTCCCGGGTCGGCATTCTTCAAAGACATGGCGATGGCTCTGCCCGGGAAATGGGTCGACGGTTTCGGGGAGTGGCTGAAATCCAATACTGCCGCGATGCCTGTCACCGGGTCTGCCACGGACATAGTCAACGCGGCGCGCATGGCGATCGGAGTCCCATACGTCTGGGGCGGATCATCAATCCCGCCAGGCCTGGACTGCTCTGGTCTCGTGTACTGGGCTGCTCATCAGATGGGGTCGAGTATCCCGCGTCTGACGGCGGCTGGGTACCAGTCTGGGGCGACTCCTGGCGGGTCGATCAATGCGCCGGGGACGCTCCTTTTCTGGGGGCATCCGGCCTATCACATCGCCATTGCCTCTGGTAATGGCATGATGGTTGAGGCCCCGCGACCGGGGCTTTCTGTCCGAGAGACCGGCATTTGGGGGGCTCCGTCGACGGGCCTCTACAAGTTCGATTCCGGCGGCCTTTTACAGCCGGGGCTGACAACTGTGCTGAATGCTACGGGGAAGCCGGAGCCGGTTTTCACGGGCGGCCAGTGGGACAAGATCGACGACCTCCTATCCAAGGGGAATTCCGGCGTGCCGGAGGTTCTCGAGGTGAGGGACGTTGACGGCGTCCTGATCGGCCGGATGCAGGTGGAGGCCGGGCGCGCGGTAGATCGCGTCGCGTCGGACCTGTCCGGCCGTCGCATCCGCTAACCGGGCGGGGATCGCCACACCAGCGATCCCCGCCCCCTATTCCGAGAGGCGACTATGGGCTACACCAAAATGCGGACCAACCTCTGCGAAAACGGTTCCTTCACCAAGGACTTACATTGGTGGTGGGGTTGGAAATCAGAGCTATCCGTCGAGAACGGGCGCCTGAAAATCAAAGCTCTTGACGCCAAGGGCTACGATAAGATGGCCGCTAGTGAGAAAATCAACCTTGGCGGACCTGCTGCGTCGGAACAGAAATGGGTGTCGGTCGCCGCGGATTTCGACACGTCCCCAATGGGTGCGAACCTGCAAGACGTCGCCATGCTCGCGGTCCGTTTCTACACCGCGGGTGGGCGGACGGTCCGATACGCAAACATGCTAGGGAAAGTCACGCCCGTTGGCAGGGCCGGGCTAATCCTGTCTATTCCCGGCGATGCTACCGCCTTCGACATTTACGTCGGCGTCAAATCCCACGGCAACCCGGTCGGTACGATTTACGCCGACAACGTGCTCTGCTCCATGGGGGCGACGCGCGAAGACGTTTCCGATTTGTCGTATTTCGACGGCGACACCCCATCCTACGAGGAAGAGCACTCCGGCGTCGGGTGGCGCTACGAATGGACTGGGGAGAAATACAAGTCGCAGTCCCGCGGGATTTACGGCGTCCTGCCCGGCAAGGATATTGGCATCGAGGATATCAGCGCCCAGGAGGGACACCCGGCCGTTTCTCTGGCTGTCCACGGCGACGGCACCGGATACAGCGTGACCAGGACCGTCCGAGGGTTCACGACCCTGATTCGCGGCGGCGGCGATATCCGCATCGCCAATCTTGATTACCTCGAGGACCACGAAATCCCGATCGGCGTCGAGGTTACCTACACTCTGACGAATGAAATTGCGGAGCAGTCTTTTTCCTCGACAATCCGCCTGGACTCGCCGTCGGCGTGGCTGTCCGACCCCCTGGACTGGACGTCCGCGATCGAATTGGACATGGGCGACCAGGGACGCGAGGACATCCCCCTACTGACGGCAGGCTCCCTGAGCGGCCACAAGTGGGGCGTCGGTGGGAAAACCGTCCTGCCCCTGGGGGCGAGGCTGCCGGTCCAGCTCGGGGCCGCCAGGAGCGCCCCTGAGTCCCTGAAAGCGGTTATCACGACGTGGAATCAGCAGCAGGCTGACCGGGTCGCGGCCCTGGTGGAGCAGGCTGGCGTCCTCCTCCTGCGAGTTCCTCATGACCCGCAGCGGGCGACCCTGTGGGGCGGGTACGTGCCCGCCGACGTCGGCGTGGAGTGGGTGGCCGAGGGGATCACGCGCTGGGACCTGTCCGGGGGTGTGGTCGCGCCCCCGTCGCTACCGGTCCTGGTGGTCAGGGCGACCTACGACCGCTCGAAGGAACTCGCTGCGGGGGCCAGCTACAACGCGGTCAAGTCGCGGCTGGGAACCAAGACCTATGCGGACATCAAGAGGCGTCCGCTACAGATTGGAGGCTGACCATGCTCCCAATGACTGACGCCGCTAGGCAGTCGATCACCGGCACCCGCTCGAGGGAGTCGGTGCAGGTGGACGCCTACCTCGGTGATGACCTGGTCCGGGCTGGCCTGCGCGTGGAGTCCTGGTCCCTGACCTGGGACGCGTCCCGCGCCGTCCAGTGCTCGGGGACCGTCAAAATTATCGACGAGGACGGTACGCTCCAGCCCTGGGTCCTGGGCGACATCCTGGGGCCGGGGGCGCGCCTGCGCCTCACCTGGATCGCCGAGGACGGCTCCCGCATCCCCCGCGCCGTCCTCGTCATCACCAAACCTGAGCCGGAACAATTCTGGCAGCTCACCCGCACTGGAGGCGTAGAACGATGGCTGCCGACCGGCGGTGTCATCACCTGCGCCGTGGAGGACACGTCGATCCTCCTCCAGCGCGACAAGCTCCAGGCCAAGACTCCCGGGGATGAGCGCTCCGACGTCGTCAAGGAGACGCGGCGTCTCCTGGCCGGGACGGTCCCGCTCGTGGACGACTCCAAGAACCTCACGCACGCGAAGGTCGCAGCCGGAACAATTTACGAAAAGGAGAGGGTCGACGCCATCGATGATCTCCTGTCTCACGGCGGCCTGGCTCGCCGCACGGACGGTGAGGGCACGATGCACATCATCGACCCGAAAAAGGGTGCGGACGCGCCGCTCTGGCGCATCCAGGGCGGGGATTTCATGGCCGCGCTCGTGTCCCTGTCCCGGTCAATGGACCTGGGCACCGTCTACAACTCGGTCGTGGCCACCAGCCAGGGCGGCAAGGGCGAGTATGTCGGGCGCGCCTACCTCGACCGGGGCGTCGCGAAATGGGGCGGCCCGCTCGGCAACGCGACGGAATTTTACTCTTCGCCGTTGATCGACTCCACCCTAGCGGCCGAGCGCGCCGCCGCCACCCGCCTCGCCAGCCAGACCGGCCCCAAGACCACGCGCCTCAAAGTGCAGTGCCTGCCGCACCCGGGCCTGGAGCTCTACGACTGGGTGACGGTTGCCGTCCCTACTCGCAGTGGTCGCGCCATCGACGTCACTGGGCAGGTCATGTCCCTGACGCTCGGTGGGGACGCGCTGGGCGGTGTCACTGCCTCCACCCTGGAGGTTGACGTCGACGCCAACGAGATGCGCTCCGTGATCCTCGGGGATAAGCAGTCATGAGCCTGGCCGAGCTGATCGCAGGGATTGGTCGGCAGGGCGGCACTAGCATCGTGACCGGCACCGTGGGGTGGGCGCAGGGGCGACCGGCGGTGACGATTGATGGCGTGCAGGTCCCCGCGACCTGGCTCGACCCCGTGTCCGTGAACTACGGGGACAACGTCGTCGTGGCCCTTACTAGGGGCGAGGCGGGCCAGTCGTCGGCCATCGTCCTGGGCCGCGTGACGGACACGCCCCGTCCGACGACTGGCACCGTCGTCAGCGTTGGCAGCGGCCAGGCCGTCGTCCGCACGACTTTCGGCAACGTGTCCGCGACGCACTCGTGGAACGCTCCGTCGGTCGGGCAGGTCGTGTCCCTCATGTGGCAGGACGGCCGCCCGACCACGGTCGGACCAGTCACCTACAGCGCCCCGGACGCGCCCGCCGCGGGTCCACCAACGGCACCCGCGCAGCAGCTCGGCCAGACCGACGGCACCGCGGTGATCCGGCCGGTCTACTCCGCGTCCTGGAGCGCGCGCCGCTCTGACGGCCGCCCGTGGACTGAGCGCATCGTCGCAGGCGGGAAATTCGCGTCGGTCGCGGCGTGGGGGTACGGCGGACAATTCGCAGCCCTGAAGGCGATCCAGGGGCTCCGCATCGTGGAGGCCAGCCTGCATTTCGGGGAGCGGACCGCCGACGGCGGGAACACAGCCGTCACCATACAGGGCCGCTGCCACACGGCCGGGAGCCTGGGCCAGCAGCCGACGGCGACCGGACCATCCCTCTCCGTAGCGCTCGCCAAGTGGCTGCCAGGTGGCCAGGACGTCACCCTCCCAGCGGATGTAGCCCAATGGCTCGTCGCCAACGGGGGCGGCCTCCTATGGACCGGCGGCGGCACCGAGGGCAGCGTCTCCGATATCGGCACCGACCCGGATAGCGGCCGAATCACAATCAAATGGACAACGCTCCCGCTCCCGCCGAAAGTACAAGGAGTATAGATGGCAACCACTCTTATGAACCGGATTCGTGTCCCGGAGGGCACAGACCCGTTCAATACCCAGGGCGATATGGACGCCCTGGCCCGGTCTGTGCGGACCATTATATGGGCACAGGACTGGCAGGATGCCTACAACAAAGCGAACCAAGCGAAATGGGATTTGGGTTGGAATCCAACGTCATCCAACCCTGATTTCTACTGGGTGGAGAACCCAGGTTGTCTGGTCCGCTACGACGGCACCCGTTGGGACGGCACGTCCGGCCTCTACATGGAAACAACACAGCAGGGCGACGCGGGAATCGAGTATACGGCGCCCGGCCCGAACGAGGTCATGCTGCTTAAACACGGGCGCGTTTCTTCAAACACGACCATTCAATTCGGGAACGGTTACATGCCGACCATGGTGTTCAATACGCCTTTCCCGAAGGCGTGTCTGACCGTGACTGTGACGCCAATCTATAATTCCGGCGGCCCGTACGGGTTCACGAACAACCGCACGCCCATGATCGACTATGTGTCCAATCGCGGCTTCCGCGCCATGTACCCGGGCGAGACGTCTTCCACGAACCATTCGCTCATGTGGCATGCCATTGGCTACTGACCATTTCCTGTCCCCGCATCAATCCTGGTGGCGGGGATTTCCCATACCAATTCATGGAAAGGAATCGCATGTCTGTACAATCCGTGGCTGCCGCTCAGGCGCGCTACTGGGCTGAGGCCGGGCCTGGGAAGCCGCTCGGTGGCACGCACGGCGTCGGCTACTCCCAGCCTAAGCGGCGGACCGTCTACGAGCGCAGCGACGAGGCAGGGTGGCTTATCGCTGACGCCGACGCCGACTGCTCCAGCCTGACCTGCGGGGCGATCAATTTCGGGCTCCACGCCACCTATGGGGTGCCCTGGGGTCACGCCGCCCTCCTCGAAATCAACGATTTCTGGACCGGGAACCTCCGCTCCGGCCTCGAAGCCCGGGGATTCCCCGAGGTCCCATGGGATGACGCGGACCTCTACCCCGCTGGCGGGCTCCAGGTCGGCGACATCCTGCTGTCCGCCGCAAACGAGGGCGGGCGCGGGCACGTCGTGGTCGTGGTCGCCGACGGCTATGTTTCCGAGGCGTGGATCAACTCCGCGGGCGGGGACGGCTGGGACGAGCCGGGGGAGCCTGTCGGCGACCAGACTGGCGGGGAGACCCGCACTGTCGCCTACGTGGGGCACCCGGATACGATCAACGGCCGCTGGACGTCTTGCCACCGCTTCAGCGAGGCCACGTTCCTGGCCCAGTGGCCGGAGTTTGCGGGCGCGAGCGCCCCGGCACCGGCTCCTGCGCCTGCCGCGCCGTCGACGTCGAGCGAGCCGACTCACGCCCATGGCGTCGACGTGTCCAGTCATCAGACCGGGATCGATTTCAGTGTCGTCCCGGCCGATTTCGTCATCGTCAAAGTGACGGAGGGCACATGGTACGTGAACCCCGCTTGGCGCGACCAGGTCGCCAGCGCGCTTGCCAACGGCAAGCGCCTGGCGCTGTACCACTTCGCGGATGACGACCCGATCGACCAGCAGATCGAGTTTTTCCTGGCCCATGCGGCCGACTACCTGGGGCGGGTCCCCCTGTGGCTGGACTGGGAGGCCAAGGCCGTCCCGCTCGGTCCTGGCGCGGCCCAGGCTTGGCTCGACGCCGTCGCCGCCCGCACCGGCACTACGCCCGGTTTCTACACCTACCAGAACGTGCTCCACTCCTACGACTGGTCCGCGGTCGCCGCCCGCTACCCCCTGTGGGTCGCCGGAGGCCCCGACTACTCGGACTACGGGGCGGGCTACATGGACCCTGCCATCCCGGACGTCCCCTACTGGGGCACCTCGGCACTGGTCCACCAGTACACGGAGGATGGCTACCTGCCCGGCTGGGGCAGCCACCTCGACCTGAACAGGTTGCGCGATCGCGCAGCCTGGGACGCCATGGTGGGGGCGACCGCCCCCGCCGACACCGCTACAGAAAAGGATGACGACATGAGAATGCTCGGTCTTGACTTCGGCACCAGCAAGGGGTATGCGCTCCTGGTGCCTGGCCTCGGGGCTCTCAGCCTGACTCAGGCCCAGGCGGACGCCTGGTACCGGCTCGGCGTGCGGACCGACTGGGTCACCGGAGAAGATTTCAACTCCCTCGTGGGAGACTCCTGGGCGCACTACAACCTCTGTTTTGGTCCGCTCGCAGGGAAGAAGGACATCGAGGCCGCGACCGCTGAGGTCCTGGCCGCCGTCAAGGCCAACGCCACCCCCAAGACCGAGGAGGCGGCCGCGTGAGCAAGCACCTCGCCACCCAGATCAATCACCCGTCGCGCGCGGTCATCCGCACAATTTTCCAGGCCCTCGTGGGCCTGTGTGCGCTCGCCCCGGTGGTCTACGCGGCCGCGTCGCAGCACGACCCTGCCGTCGCTACCGGGGCCGCCGCTGGTGTCCTCGCCGTCACTGGCGCGGTCACCCGTATCATGGCTCTGCCTGGCGTCGACGCCTGGCTGCGCGCCTACGTGCCGTGGCTGGCCGCCGCCCCGGCTGAGACGCAGCTGCCCGCTACCAGCGAGCCTGAGGCGTCCTGATGGGCTTGGGCCGCCGCATCTGGGGGACCCTCCATGAGCCCCGTATAGTCACCGCCCTGATGGTGGCGACCTATGGGGTCGTGGCGGCCGCCATGGCCCTCATCCTCACCGGCCCTCGCATCCAGCCGTGGGACGTCACCCTGGGGTGTGCTGTCACTATCCTGGGGTGCCTGCTGGGCGCCCCGTCCGCGTGGCGGGGCTGGTGGGGAGTCGAGGGGCCAGCGGCGGCCCTCACCGCCCTCGGCCTCCTCGCCGTCGCCGTCGAGGACACTCTACGCGCGCTCACCACTGACCGGTGGCCGGGCTGGCCGCTCCTCATCATCATTGCTCTCCTCCTCATGATCGGCCAGCGCGTGGCCCGCACCTGGGGCCGCGCGTGGGAGCCCGGCCGGGAGCCGGACACCCAGCTCCGTCGGGCGCAGATCGGCGTGACCGTCGCGAAAGCTCGCGAGGCTGACGCGGCGGCTCGCGCCGCAGAGAGAGGGGAGGCAGGGTGCGAGCAGCCGACCTGATCGCCGTCGTCATCACGAGCGGCCTCGCCGCTACCTTGGTCGGGCAGATTGGGGCCGCTATCCGCGCTCTCTGGCACGCCCGGCAGGGGCGGGAGACGGAGGTGCAGGTCGCGCGCCGGGAGGCCGCCCAGTGGGAGATGGTCGCGCGCAGGACGCGCGCTATCGCCCTGGATCGGGGCGCGCCGCTGAGTGACCTGCCGCGTGGCCCTGGGGAGTCTCCGATCGGGGACCTCGCTGACGACTGACAGGAAAGCGCCCCTCCCGCCTTCGGGCGGGAGGGGCGCTTTTCGTCATCTCACCAGAGGTGAGTCATCCACCAGTAGATGTTCCGCGCCGGTCGAGCGACGAGCGTGTCCCAGTAGTAGCCCATGGTCACCTCCTCGGGGCCATTCTAGCCCGCTATTGCCCCCGCTACCTATCGGGTAGTGGGGGCGCGTTTCGTCGTCTCTGATGGCTGTTTGTGGCGCGATTCCGGTGGTTTCTCGATGTTGTGGGAAAATGGCTAGTTGATGGCTAGTTTCGGGGCGACTGGTCGGCGGTTTGGTGAGTGCCGCCAGGGGGTCGCCCCTGGAATGGCACCTGCTTTGGGAGCAGGGGGCCGCGGGTTCAAATCCCGCCAGCCCGACCGGAGTTCCGCAGAATCAAGCCACATCATGGGGTACCTGCTTGCCCCATCATATGCTATCCTGGGCTACAGATGGCTAGCCGAATGGCTAGCCGCCGACCGGGAAGGGCTAGTCAATGGCATACGGGGAAGGCACCGTCTACCAGCGCAAAGACGGGAAGTGGGTCGCCAGCGTCGAGGCTGGCTACACGCCATCCGGCGGTCGCCGACGGATCACCCGAGCGCGAGCCACCGAAGCGGAAGCCAAGCGCGCCCTGCGCGCCATCCGCCGCGACGTCCTCGCCGAGCAACAATCCACCGCCGTCAGCCCGCGCACCACCCTCAAATCATGGCTAGACACCTGGGCCGTCGACTACAAGCGGACCGCCCGCCCCCGCACCTACTCGAATGACATCGCCCTCCTCGGCAAGTGGATTGTCCCCACTATCGGGCACCGCCGCCTCGTCGACCTCACCGTCACCGACCTACGCAAGATGGAGGCCGCGATGCGTCGTGACGGCCGGTCGTCGACGTCGATCCGCTACGTCCGGCTGATCCTCCACCGCGCCCTCAGGGCCGCCATCGTCGAGGGCCACCGCATCCCCGACTCCGTCATGCTCGCCCCCAAGCCCAAGGCGGCCGCCTCCAAGCGGCAGGCCATCCCCGCCGCCGACGCCGCTACCCTCCTCAAGGCCGCCACCGAGAAAGACACCTGGGCGCCCCTGCCTGACGCCACCAGTGGCCCGACCCAGCGCGCCCGCCGCCTCGCCACCGAGCAGGACGCCAGCCGGTGGGTCGCCGCCCTCCTCCAGGGGATGAGGCAGGGGGAGTGCCTCGGCCTCACCTGGGACCGCGTCGACCTCGACGCCGGCACCCTCACCGTCGACCGACAGCTCGTCGAGATGACCGCCGCCGAGGATGTCACCGGCACCGACGGCGTGATCTATGAGCACCTGATGGACGGCTACTACTGGGGTCCGGTCAAAACCGCGGCGGGCTCCCGTGTCCTGCCGCTGGTGCCGTGGATGGCGGCGGCCCTGGCGGCCTGGCGCGACCAGTGCCCCGCCTCGCCCTATGGGCTCGTGTGGCCCCGCCCTGACGGCGGCCCATGGTCGAAAAAGGATGACCGCCTGGCGTGGCGCGCCCTCCAGGACGTCGCTGGCGTCCACAAGGAGGATGGGGGGTACTATCTCGTGCATGAGGCCCGCCACTCGACGGCGACGCTCCTCATGGCCGCCGGTGTGCCCGCCACCGTCGTCATCGCCATCATGGGCCATACGGCCATCACCACGTCGATGGGCTACCAGCATGCTGACCTGGACCAGGCCCGCCAAGCTCTCGAAGCTGTCGCTCCCCGCCTCGGCCTCACCTCCACCCCAACCCCATGAAAGGAACCACCATGTCACTCTTCTACGCTGCCCAGTTCAAGGCCAAGAACGGCAAGATCACCGTCTACTCCGACGGCTCGGTCGGCGTCCCGAAGCGGATGCGCGTCATCCCCCCGACCGACGTCGTCGACATCGTCGTCGAGGACGGGGAGGCCGCCAGCAAGCGCGTCACCGTTGGCCGCGTCCTCGCGTTCGGCGTTCTCGCCCTCGCCGCGAAGAAGAAGGTCTCAGCGACGAAGTTCCTCATCGTCGAGACCGTCGATGACGCGCACGTCGTCGAACTCGAATTCAAGCGCTACGGGGAGGCTCGCTCTTTCGCAGCGAGGGCCATGACTATCGTCCGTCAGGGGCAGGCCGCCGCCGCAGAGAAGGCGTCCGCGGAGGAGGAGGCGCCCGTCGTCGACGACGTCGACGTCGAGCCCAGCGAGCCCGCGCCGAAGCGCTGGTGGCAGAAGACCACCGGTGACCTCATCAACGAGCACCGCGCAAGGAAGGGGAAGGCGCCCATCGACTTCACCGCGGCGTGACAATTCCTTAACGGGATCGATACCGATTGGTTGGCCGTCACACCTGACGTCCGTCAGCGAGGTCAGACGACCACGCGAGAAGTGGCCCCACCCGGCACTGTCCGGGCGGGGCCACTTTCCTGTCTGCGCCGCCCGCCGTCAGCAGGAGAATTGGGGGACACGCTGCTCCTCCCGCAGGCGCTCCTCGGCCAGCGAGACGATGGTGGAGACGCTGACTCCGAGGGCGTCAGCGAGCGCGCACAGGGGGTCGAAGGTGATGGACCTGTCCGCCTGTAGGAGGCGCGTGAGCGTGCGCAGGGGGATGCCTGTGGAGGTGGAGAGGGCGCGCATGGTGATGTGCCGCTGCTCCCTGAGCTCGCGCAGGACGGCGGCGGCCGCAGCGTTGAGACCGACCCCGGGGTTCGTAGCTTGTGTTCCCATGCTTCGAGTGTGCCACATTGGACCACAAGGTGACGGAATGGTAACGAAGTTTGCAGGGGGTTCCCAGCATCTTGCCAGGTGCCCAAGTGGGCACCTAATGTGGTCCACATGGACACCAACCCACCGCCCATCATCCGGGCGATCACCCACCAGATGGAGACCACAGGCACCAGCCTCCTCCAGCTCAGCCGAGACGCTGACATCCCCCGCTCCACCCTCCAGCGCAGACTCCGAACCGGACGCGGCCTCCAGCTCGACGAAATCAGCCGCATCGCCGCCGCCCTCGGAACCACCGCCAGCCAGATCATCACCCAGGCAGAAGCCGCCTAACCCTAAGGAAACCCCATGTGCAACCCCACCACGCAGCTCCCCCTCTCCGAGGCAATGCCCCTCGTGAACGCCCTCATCGAAGAGGCTGAGCGCAACTGCATCGACATCTACAAGATCGACGCCTGGGCGCACCGCAACGGCCGATTCCTTGTCGACATCTACGCCTACGACGGCGGATCGCAGGCCCTCGCCGACCTCCTCGGCCTCACCCCAGACGTCGTCTTCACCTCCAACGAGGAGACCTTCCAGAGCGTCACCCGCACCGTCGGACGCTGGACCATTCAGTCGCACTACCCCCTCAGCGTCGAGGCGGTCGCCGCATGACCACCTACATCCTCGGGGCCGCAGCTGCCGCCGCCATCCTCACCGAGGCCGCACTCACCACCACGCTCGGCCACCACACGGGAGTCCTCCTCCTCGCCGTCACCCTCACCGCAGTCCTCGCAGCCCACACCATCCGCACCGAGAAGGAGCCCCGCCGATGACCGTCGCTATTGCCTACAACCTCCAGCGCGCAAGTGAGCTGACGGGCCTGTCCGTTGACTTCCTGCGCCGCGCCATCAAGGCGACAGACCCCGACCGCCACCTCCCGGCCCGCCTCGCTGGCAGCCGCTATGTCATCCTCGCCTCCGACCTGGAGGAATGGATGCGGAACCGCCCCGAAGCCTAACCCTCGACTCCCCAGAAAGGACCCCTCGTGAAAACCCCTCTCACCATGCTCACGCCACTAGGGCGTGGCGAGTACGCCTTCCGCTGGCAGATGCTCGCCGCCGTCCCCGTCGTCCACCAGAAGAATGAGGCCATCGCCGACCTGATGGACCTCCTCAGGACGCTCGGCATGGTCCTCGCTAGCGAGCCACGCGCCACCGTCAAGCACGGCGTCATGCCCGTCCTCGCCTTGGAGTTCCGCGCCCGCTACGCGAGCGACCAGGAGGCCCGCCAGTTCCAGCAGCCCCCGCACCCCCACCACAACGACCAGGAGACCGCAGCATGACCACCGCCAGCACCATCCACCCCCGCGAGCGCGGCAGTGTCCGCGCCACCGACCCCGACACCAGCCAGTGGGCCGCAGACTCCATCACAGACGTCACCACCTCACAAGCCGTCGTCCTCCGCACGCTCCGAGACTACGGCGCTCTCCTTTTCACCCTCGCCGACGTCGTCGACGCAACCCGCGGCGTCCTGTCCCCCTCCCGGGCCCGCACCGCCGTCCGCGAGCTCCAGGACAAGGGCCTGGTGACAGACACCGGGTGGCACACGCTCACCCCCTCCGGCCGCAAGGCGCGCCTCCTCGCCCTCACCAAACAGGGGAGGGCCGCCGCATGATGATCCACACTCACATCTGCGCGACCGTCCACCTGTCACCGCCTGTCACTCTCTCTATCCCAGTCGGTCCTGGCGGCAAATGCTCCTTGTCCCGGTTCGACAAGGTGGAAGCCTGGGCGAACGCTGACCGAACGCGGGTTTTCTCAATGATTCGCGGGCATCACGTCGACCATCAAGGGCGGAACTGCTACGGAGAGTCCTTCCTGTCTCCTGACACTTTCGAGGAGGCCCGCGCGCTCATCACTGACCCGATTTGGGAAGCAGTTCGCAAGGCAGAGGCGATGGCCCAGGCGATGATGGACGCCGCCCGCGAGGTCGAGGAGGCCGCGTCATGACCACCCTGACGATGGAGCAGCGCCACCAGGACTTCGAGGCCATGCTCAAACGGGCCGTGCGGGTCCGGGCCGCAGGACAGAAGCGGCGGGAGATGTACCCCGAGGCCGACGGGCTCATGCTCGCCAGGCTCACCGAGGAAATCTCCAACCTCTGCTACGGCTGGCACGAGGCAGCTCACCGGGCATCCCTCGGGACGCTCGCCCCATACACGGTCGGCCAGGTGACGAAGGGCGCCCTCCAGGTCGCCGCACACTGCCTCGCCGCCCTCCGAGACCGAGACCCTGATGGGTACCTGGAGAGCGCCCGGCGCGAGGGATACCTCAGTCTCCGCAGTCGCGATCTGGGGATGCCCCCCAGCGTGCGGATAGGCCGTCTCATCACATACCTCGGTGACCTAGCCGCATGCTCCACGGACTCCTACGACCCCAATGGTGAGATCGCCCCGCATCGTTTCCGCGCGCTCGCTGTCGAGGCCGTGTGTGCGGCTCTGGCTTCCGAGCGCGGCCTCTGGCAGGAGGAGGAGTCGTGACCCGCATCCTCCTGCCGGGGAGGATTCGCCGCCACCTCGCCGACGTCGGCACGCCAGCACCATTCCTGGGGGCGACCTGGTATCCGCTCACCCGTCTCTGTGACGGTGACACCAAGCGGGCTGGTAGCCCTTTCATTGAGCGGCACTGTGAGCTCGTCGAGAGCGCGGACCTCACCGGCCCGCTCATCTGCCCTGACTGCCTGGCTGCCCACCGGTCCGCCGTCGCCGTCGTCGAGGACATGGGGGCCGTCCCCCTATTTGACCTGTGAGAACGCCCCACACTTAAGGACTACCAATGGATTCATTCTCTTTTTTCGTCCCCGGTGAGCCGATCACCGAGGGCTCCACCAAGGCGTTCACGTCTGGTCAGCGCGTCGTCGTCACCCACGACCGCGGCCGCGAGCTTGACGCCTGGCGCATCAAGGTCGCCAAGGCCGCCGAGGACGCCGCACGCAAGGCGGGTTGGGAGCCCAGGCATGACGGCCCCGTCGCCGTCACAGCGATTTTCGTCCTACCCCGCCCCAAGAGCGTCCCCAAGACCCGGAAATGGCCCCACACGAAGCCGGACCTGGACAAACTTCAGCGCGCCGTCGGCGACGCCCTCGCCCCCTACAAGCGGCCCGGCGTCCTCCGTGATGACAGCAGGATCGTGGAGTGGCGCGCGTCGAAATGCTATGCCGGTGGCCCTCGCATGGTGGGAGCGGTCATCACCGTCTCCACAGTCGATCTTGCGGGCCTGTCCGTCATCTACGCCTGCGCCGAGTGGGTAGAGGCCGAGGAGCTGGCAATCCAGGAGGCGGCGTCATGACCGATCTCCTGTCCGTCCTCCGGTCTGTCATCGGGTCTGCTGCTGTCAGGGCTGGGCTCGCACCCGCCCCTGGGTCCGGCGATCAGTGGGGCGTCGCCTACGGGCGCGGCCTCACCGTCACCTGGGGCAGCGACCTCACGGCAGACGATGAGATCGAGGCGCATTGGACCATCATCGGCCACCCCACGGAGATGCGCCGCATCCGCACCGTCGACGACATCCGGCAGTTCGAGGCCAACTTCATGGCCGCTATCGAGAAGGCAACATCGTGAGAATTAGCCTCGTAATAAATGCTGGGAGGAAATGATGCGGATTCGGAGTATCAAACCCGAGTTCTGGTCGAGCCCGGACATCGCGGCCCTGTCGGACGCCGATAGGCTGCTGTTCATCGGTCTCTGGTCCTATGTGGATGACCATGGCCGGGGGCGGGATGACGTCGCGTTGATTGTGGCCGCCCTGTACCCGCACGACATGGTCGCGAATTCTCGCGACACTGTCGCGAAAGTTCGCGACGGTCTCGCGAGGCTTTCCGAAGCGAATCTGATCCACCGCTACACCATCTCGTCTAGGACCTATTTCCTAGTAACGGGGTGGGGAAAGCACCAGCGGGTAGATAAACCGAAGGCGTCACGCATCCCCGAACCCGAAGAGGGGGACGCCATCACTTTCCCGCAGAACGACGCCGATCGCGAAACCGTCGCGACGATTCGCGACACTGTCGCGACACCTCGCGACACCCTCGCGCCTGGAACAGGGGAACAGGGGAACAGGGGAACAGGGGAACAGGGGAACAGGGATACGATCGACGACGTCGATCGTCGCGCCGTCGAAGACCCCCGCCCCGACGTCGACGCCGTATGCGACGCCATGGCCGCAAGCGTCCAGCGCCGCACCGGCCGAGCCCCCCGCGTCACCGCCGCCTGGCGCACACAGGCCCGCCTCATGATCGACCGAGACGGCCGCACCGTCGACGATGTCACCCGCATCATCGACTGGGTCGAAGCCGATGATTTCTGGCGCGCCAATATCCTCAGCCTGCCCAAGCTCAGGCAAAAGTTCGACACGCTCCGGCTCCAGTCCCAGCGGCCCCGTGGCGGGCAATCCCAGGGCGGCCAGGTGTTCTACGACCTGGCCGAGCAGTTCGCGAAGGGGGGATTCTGATGGCTACGGCGACAGGGGTTTCTCTGGCAATCGGCATCCTCGTGGATGCTGGGATGCTGCCCGGCATCGTCGACGCCGAGGGCGGCAAGCGGCGCATCCGCGCCTGGATGACGCTCCTCAACCAGGACATGACCGACGAGGTGCTCGCCGAGGCCGTGCGCCGCGTCGCGTCCGGCGACGTCGAGACCTACGGGGCGGCGAAGCCGCAGCATGTGAACCGGGCCGCGAAGGCTGTCCGGGGCGAGCGAATCCGGTCCTGGCGCGAGCGCCACAGCCTGCCGACGGAGGGCCGCAACGGCTTCGAGCAGTCGGCGTACCTGCGGGGATTCCTGCGGGCCATCGGCAACGGTGCGGCCGACGTGGACGCGGACCGGCACGGGCGTGCGGCGCTAGCGCAGGCAGCGCAGGTGGCCGAGCTGGAGCCGTCGACGCCGCTGCCGGAGGTGCTGGCCCGGATGGATCACGCCCTGGGTGCGGGGCGTGTGCCGTGGGCGGACGCGCTTCCAGCTGCCCGTCCGGTGGCTGAGCTGACGGCTGCGCCGTCGCCTGAATCGTCGGGCGATGGGGCTGCTCGGGCGCGTGAGGTGATCGCCCGCCTGGCGCGTTCGTCGCGCCCTGGGGGTGGCGGCAGGGCCGGGAGTGCCTCGAATCGTGCACGGGAGGCCCGCGGAGCGGCCTAGCGGGTCTCGGGTGTACCTCGGTGTGGGTTGCGCGTTTCTGGGCCGGATTCACGCGCGTTAACACGTTGTGCGATCGGCCAGCCATTCACCCCATCACGAACACATAACAGCTACCATCTCGCCTCGACGGCGCCCAAGTGGGCACCTAGTATGGTCCACGTGGGCCACACGGGAACCCCAACCCAGCCCACCACCTCCCCCGAAACAAAGGACAGTAAAAAATGCAAGTCGACCTCTTTCCCAAGCCCCCGCGCGGCGACTTCGCCACCACCCGGCAGGTGCTCGACGGCGCAACCTCCACCTACTGCGCCAAAGCCCGCGACCTCCTCGACCGGGCAGGCGGAGACGCCATCGGCGCGATCAGCCTCCTCATGCTCGCCGCCGACCAGCGCAAGGCCACCGCAGGGCAGGCCGCTGAGCCCAGCCTGAGCGAGCAGGCCCTCGCCCAGACTGTCCGCGACCAGCGCGACACCATCGACGCACTCACCTCGGAGCGCGACAAGTTCGAGAAATGGTGGAGGGATGCCGTCCACGAAGCCACCAACCTGAACGCCGACCTGGCGCAGCGTGAGGTCGACGTCGAGCAGATCACCCGCCTCCAGTCCATCCTCTGTGCCGCCACCGCCACCGCCTACGGGCGAGCCCGCATGTACAGCGACGACCTCCACGCCCTCCCCATCGGCACCGTCGTCCGCGACGAAGCCGACCAGGCGTGGACGCGCATCGACGACGAGGACGGCGGAGTCTGGGCCACCCCCACCGGGGAAGACACCCTCTCCTCTGCCGACCTTGCCGCAGGCTCCTCCGTCTACCTGGCATGGGTGGCGGACAAATGACCCGCATCGACCACATCGGAGGAGACGGCGTCGACATAACCGCCGCCGCAGAGTTCCTGTGTGCCTGTGCCGACTACCAGGACTCTGAGCCCGCCGCACTCGACGAGCGCGACCGGCAGCGGCGCGGGGCCGGACACCTCGACGCCAACCTCCCCTGGGGCGCGATCGGCCAGCACACCACCCACCGGTCCCGGCTCCTCGAAACCCTCGCCGCCCTCCTCCGCGTCGACGCCGACATACTCACCAACGGCCTCTGAGGACACCTCCATGACTCTCTCCACTACCTACGGCACCAGCATCCGAACTATCTGGGTGTCCACCTGGGGACCCATCGGTGCGCGACGGCTGGCGCGCCTCATCGACGACGGGTGGACGCACGTGGCCTGCCTGCGGGCTGGGCTCATCCGCCGAGACCACCTACTGTCCCGCGAATCCCGCTCCTGGCTCGATGTCGAGCCACTGCTCTAACCCCTACCCCTCCCCGGAAAGGAACCCCCATGTATCCAGACATTGACATAACCACCTCCAGCAGCGAGGGCAACCAGACGGTGTACCGCCTCCGCGTCTACGACGCCCGCTGGGTCCCCACCTGGGGGCCAATCGGCCGCCTCCGGGTCCGCCGCCTCCGGCGCGACGGGTGGAGCCACGTCGGCTCACTCCCCACCGGCCTCATCCGCCGCGACCACTGCCTCATCCGGATCACCGAGAGGGGCGAGCAGTGAGCCTCCAGTTTGATGAAGCCCGTCACCGGTACAGCCTCGACGGCAGGCCCGTGACCGGGGTGACGACGATCATCGGGAAGGGGCTCCCGAAGCCTGGGCTCCCGTACTGGTCCGCGAAGGTGGTGGCCGAGGCCGCCGCCGACGAGGCGGTCACCCTCGCCGCAACCATCGGCGCGCAGGGGCGGGATGCGGTCGTGAACCGCCTGAAGCGCACCCCGTGGCAGGCCCGTGACCGTGCGGCCGTGCGTGGCACCAGGGTGCACGCCCTCGCCGAGCAGGTCGCCCTAGGGGAGGCCGTGGACGTCCCCGCCAGTCTCGTCCCCTACGTTGAGGGGTACGTGGATTTCCTCGACGGGCACGACGTCGAGCCGATCCTCACTGAGGCCCGCCTGGCGAGCCGCGCCCACTGGTACGCGGGTACCGCCGACCTCGTCGCCCGCATGGGTGGCGAGACCTGGCTCCTCGACTTGAAGACCTCCAACTCGATCCACGGCTCCTATGCGCTCCAGTGTGCCGCCTACGCGAGGGCGGAGTTCCACCTCGACGCCGACGGCCAGGAGGCGCCCATGCCGCCCATCGACCGGATCGGGGCCATCCACGTCCAGCCCGACGGGTGCAGGCTCGTGGAATTCCCATCCGTCAACCACGCCTGGAATGCGTTCCTCGCCGTGAAAGCCGTCGCAGACCTCACCACCACCATCGACTCCTGGGGAGACCACAAATGACCGACCTCACCACCACCCAGCCCGCGAGCGCAGACGTCGCCACTCCCGCCCCGCAGGCCCCGGCCGCCGTCGAGGCCGGGAGTGCGCAGGCCCAACTGCGGTCCTGGGCGCTCGCCATGAGCGACGCCGGGAACCTCGCCCGCGTCCTCTGCGTCTCCTCCTTCGCGCCCGCCCACCTGCGCGGCAATACCACAGACGCGGGGGTGGCGATCATGAAGGGCGCCTCCCTCGGCCTTGACCCCATCGCCGCCATGGAGAGCATCTACGTCATCAGCGGCAAGCCCGCCCTCTACGCCAGGACGATGCTCGCCGTCGTCCAGCAGGCCGGGCACGACGTCTGGGTCGATGACCAGTCCGACACGTCCGTCACCGTCTCCGGCCGCCGTAGAGGCTCCCAGCAGGTCCAGTCCTCCACCTGGACCATCGAGCGCGCCCGCCAAGCCGGGTACCTCACCAACAAAAAATACGGCCAGGAGCCGCAGGCCATGCTGCGAGCCAAAGCCACCGCCGAGGTCTGCCGCATGATCGCCGCCGACGCCCTCATGGGCCTCTCCTACAGCGCTGAGGAGGTCGAGCTAGACGGCCTCGGAGACGACCAGCCCACCGTCAAAGTCGCCCGCAAGCGCAAGCCCAAGGCAGAGCCGGAACCCGTCGAGGTGCCCGCCGCCGTCATCGACAATCTCCCAGCGGAGGCGGAGTCATGAGCCTCCTCGAAGCCGCAGTGATGACGCTGGCGGTCATGCTCCTGGTGCTCATGGGACTCCTGTTCGTCTGCCTCGGGTACGCCGTATGGATGCTGGCCATCCCAGTGTGGGTGCGCGCGCTCTTAGAGGTTGTGGTCGTGTTCTTCGGCCTGTTCTCCACGCTCGTAATGTCGGCCCTCGTCGTGGATGCGGTGCTGCGATGATCCAGATCATCCCCATCAGGCAGGCGTATGTGTCGCTGTCCTGCGACTGGCCCGGCTGCCCGGAGCAGATCAGCCTCTCACCGCGCCCCGCGGACCTAGACCGCGATTTCGTCGAGATGCGGGCGCTCAGGCTCCTCGCTGAGCGGCGCGGCTGGGACCTCGACGACGACCAGACCGTCTGCCCCCATCACCCTACGGAGGCGGCATGACCGTCCTCCTCATCACCATCATTCTCATCACCCACACCTATCGGAAGGAACACCAATGACCGCATGCCCATTCACTGAGACCGCGAAGAAGGTCGCCGTCGCGGCGGGGTTCATCAGCGACTCGACGCTCCACACCGTCTCTCGCTGGCACCTGCGCCTCGTCTTCATCGGGGCGACCATCGTCATCCAGAACGACGACCAGGCCCGGAACGAAGACCGGGCACAGCCGACTGAGTCTGATCGGCGAGGCAACCTTGCGGACGCGCTGCGCAATATTGCTATTGACGCGGCGTCCACCCTCTTCGACCTCGGTGTTGCCGACCCGGTGGCCGCGTTTGTCGCCGAGTGGGAGCGGGCCGCAGTCAAGCACCCTGGGATGACCCTGGACGCGGGCGGCCACACGGACGAGACACGCTTCTACGCCCTGGCCGAGGAGGTGGGGGAGGTGTGTGCGGCACTCACCTACGACAACGCACTGGAGACGGGCCACAACGCAGACCTCATCGCCGAAGTCACCCAGGTAGGGGCACTCGCCCTCGCCTGGCTCACCCGCTACCAGGACGGAGAAGAGCGATAAGCCGCCCAAACCTAGAAGAGATTTACGGGAGACTCGAGACCCTTAAGCGCGCGGGGAGCACCCTCTACAGAGACGACCTCGAGGCCCTCCTCCCCTACATCGCCGAGCTCGAAAAGGAACGCGAGGAACTTCAAAATCGTGTCAAGGAGCTGGAGGTCTATGAGGAAATCGAAATGATCGGCCCACACCCTGGGCTACCGACAGTGGGAGGAGCGCTCAGAGAGCGAGACACAGCCCAAGCCGACGCCGAGAACACCCACTACCAACTCGACTGGGCGAATGAGCGCATCCGGGACCTGGAGAACAACATCCGGTCTCACAAACGCATCTGCCCCATGTTCTGATGACCCGAAGGAGGAGAGTGATGGGCGACAGCCACGCAATCGCCACCAAGCTAGAGGAATACCTAGAGGCCGACTACTTTGCAGGGGCTATCAAAAATATCCACGCACTCATCAACCACATCGTCTTCCTCGAGAAGAAAGTGGCCGACCTGAAGGCCACAATCGCCCGCATGCAGGAGGAGAACGCCAATGAGTGACAAGACCGCTATCCTCGACAAGCTCAAGGAATACGAGAAGACAGGTCACTACGACGGGGCGGTAGAAGAAATCTACTCGCTCATCCGCCACATCGCCGCCCTCGAAGAGGAAATCGACGACCTCAAGGAAGCCGCCGTCCCTCGCACGGTGGAGGGCGACGGCAGCGATCTGCCATTCGGGTCTGTCGTCATCGACTGTGATGGGGACGCCTGGCAGCGCGATTGGGCCGATGGCTGGAGCCTCGCTGGCGAGAGAAGCGAGAACACTCCGGTGCTCAGTCCCGGATTCGCCCCCTACACCATCGTTTACACCCCTGAGAAGGAATCATGACCCCTACAGCCCCCAAGTCAGGAGATATCCCCGCCCAGGTCGACGACGTGCGGCTCGCTAAGGAGATCACCGTCTCTGGTAGCGGAATCTTCGTTGACGGGGACCAGTTCCCCTGGTTCGCCCGGGAGAACCCGCGGGTAGTCCCGTTTGATGACGGGCTGGTCGCGCTCCAGGTTTTAATCCTCGCCGAAAAGGTCACGGTCCTGTCAAATACGTAGGAGCGATGACCGGTCGCACTCGAATCGCCCCGCCGCGGGCGGCCGATGATAGCGAAATCATTCCGATTCGGCTGATTGATTTCGATGCGGATTTGATCGCGGAATATCTCGCCCCGGCGTGTCCCGATTCGCGAAAACCGGGCGAAAACGCGACAATATGAACCACTCCCCAGGAAGGAAAAGAGAATGCCCCTATCCACTATTCTTGCCCTACTCGCGGCGTCATTCATCGGCGTCCTCTACTGGTGGGCAATCGCCATCATCAGCACCCAGACCGAGGCGATCCGTAAGATCGTAGGAAACGGTGAAATGAAACGCCGCCCAATCATGGCGGCACTCACCAACCTCGTCGCCACCATCGCAGTCCTCGTCTGGAAGGCCGCCACCTCATGAGCGGAGACACCATCATCACCATCGTCGGGAACCTCACCGCGGACCCCGAGATGCGCTTCACGCCCTCCGGGGCAGCGGT